GTGTTGATTTCGCTCAACCAAGCGGGGAATCGAACCCAACGCCCTGTGTGTGATACAGGGTGAGGCACCAGCCTCCTAATGCTAAGTTAATAAAAGCAATCAATTTCGTTGATGGCGCCCAATTCACACTTTGGGAAAGTGACCAGTTTAACGTCATAGCGGACAAGTGAATCATTTATGGGACAATTTACTGAGGAGTTTTGCCAATTCAATTGATTCGGATTCGGTGAGCTTCCCAAGTGAAACCTTTGAAAGATTTTCTGCAGAGACAACAAGCGAGTGCGCTCCATCGTCAAACATTTGATCATGAACTTTGCGACGATCAATGAGCTCTTTAAGTGCGACCTTCGCCTGATTAATAGACTCCTTCGAACTAGTAACAACTTTACCAGCAGAGAGTCTAGCTTCCTTGCTGACTCCTGGGATCTCAGGTGCAGAATTGAGGAAAACAAGGATTTTTGAAGTGATTTGCTGGCAATCTTTGATGCCATCGTAACAATCATGGAGGGTTTGCATTGGGCAATTCAAACAGACAGGATTCAAAGAGGAAACAATTTGCGGACAATACGAGCACTCTTGGTTTGAAAGCATTGGAGAATAAAATAGTTTGGAGTTTATTGGATTTGTTCAACCTGTTCATCAAAGTCTAGGTTGACATCCTTAAAACCTTTAGCCCAAAGCACATGAGAATCTGTGTAGGCGAAATGGTTGAGGTAACCGATCAAGTAATTCATTTCCTCCAAACTTATTCCCCAATACACAGAAGCACACGCCGAAGCTTTCATGTATTCTTCATGTGTTCTGAGGTCATGAAGACAGTCTCGAACTGCTTCTTGGTATTCTTTAAGTTGCTCTTCACTTTCAAACAGCTTTGAGACGACCTTTATGCACCTGTAGAGTAGATCGGGGTAGGAACCTGTTGGCTCCCAGAACCAGTTAATGAATCTGACAACAGGTTTGTCCTCTTCTATCTTAAGCTGCACACCAAGCTCTTTGAACATCTTGAAGTTATACTTGTTCATCTTTGCACTGTCGGCACGAATGTTATTGTCGTCACCTTTCTGGAAAATGAATTTCACACCCCTGAGGTCCCAGACCCCGATGTTTACAAGAATGCACCAGTTGTCGTTGCCTAGGAGGGTGTTGGTTGCCCCATCATTCTTACCTTCTTCAATCCAAATGGAGAAGTGTTGGCACTGCATTTTGCGTTTGATCATGATGGTGTGGTATGCAATTAAAGGTTGAGTCAGAACACCGAGGATGGAGTATATCTTGAGCTCAGCCCTTCGAGTAGCGGAGCCTTGAGTGAAACCGCATTCAGTGAAATCACTTTCGATGTCGATTCCCTCATCTGCCAGCAGTGGTGCAACCTGATCTCCGAGCTGCTTTTCTGGCACGCCATTGGCAAAAACGACGTGTTTCTTACAACACTGTTTGAGCATTTTTTCTGCAGCACGATGGAAGACGGCGGATATGGAATTCAATTCCTTGTCCATGGCCGTAACAGTTTGTCCGTTTTTGTCTGATTCATTTGGGGGGCACTTAAAGACTTTTGACTTCTCAATTGTTTTCTGGAAGAAGTCAGTCGTATAATGCTTCTTATCCTCAGGATTTAAAAGTCCGAACACATTCTCTTGTCCTTTCTCTTGCACCCTTTGCAGGAATTCTACCCTGCATTCATCTATCAAGTTTTCCATGTATTCCTGGTTATTTACCCTTGCAGCGAGCTGCTCTTCGTCGATAACGTAATGTCTCCACTTTTTGACCATCTCGTCAATGAACTCTTCTTGAACCGCGTTTGTTAAATTGCAACGCTTGTTCATGTCCCTGCCCAGCAATGTTTTAAGTGCGTTTGAGCTGGACCTACTGTGGTAAGTTTTGGTGAAGACAAGATTTTGCATTCGGCGTCCGTGCTTGAGCGGGGCAGCAATTTTGACAGAGTCTGCAATCCTGCCACTAGGTTCAGTGGACGGAATGTCAGCACGGTTAACAACCTGGATTTGTGATGTTGCCGGGGTTGTTATTTTCTGCAGGATCTCCGCGCACCTGTAAGCCGAAGTGGCGTTTTGGAAGCGAGGCGGGAATTCTTTGCAAGCCTCACTAGTGACGCTTAATTCAGCAGGTACATGGGCAAGTGTCCGCAGAGGCTTGTAAACTTCAAGATTGTTGTCAATGTTGTTGTTCAATCTCAGAATCACATTTGCTTTACCTGTTTCATCCCAAACGACCAAACGCTCAGAATGACGCGTGATGGCAGTAACTAGCTGATTCTCTTGAGATTTGATCAGACCTTCACTGTCCACAGTCAGCAAAAGGTTAATGACCTTGAATCTAGCACCTTGAATTTCAGTTGCAGTGAGAACATTCTTCAAACCCCTTGCTTCTTTACCTTTGGATTCTAGGAGAGCTCCAAGATTGAGCAATCTCCTTTTCGCGTCCTGCGTGAGTGTGACCCACTGATTAAAACCGTCAACGCCGGTGCGAATCCTGGACTCAATTTTGCTCGTGCAGGGTCTAATCTGTACAGACCTCTGAACTTCACTGTGTGTTTGGATGTCCTTATAAGCTTTGAAGTTTGCTTTCAGGTTCTTTGCAATGTCTTGAGGCACTGTGTAAGAACAATTGAGACGTTCACAAACATGGAAGTTGAAATCTTCCCACAATGGTTCAATGCCATTCAAGTTACCAGTTCTGTCACCATACCAAATTTGACCGGGGTCGCCTGCAAGAATAATCTCCGAGTCGGATTTCAACCATCGGGTGATTATGGCAACTGCTGGATGGAGAAGGGTGAATTCGTCAAGGAATATGCGTTTGTACGGGAAATTTTCATGGAGCATTCTGTTGATTGCCTTTTCGTACGTGAAGAAAGGTACTGTTGTTTCTCCTTTCTTTCCGTCGTAATCTTCACGCAATCTTTTCACCGGACCAACGACGACATCGCCAGGTTTGAATTTGTTCCTTATGTTTGCAGATTTACCAGAGCCAGGGACGCCAGAGATGATTCCAAATTTGAAGTCGACGTCAGGCATACCATTGCGGAACTTATCCTTAAGCATATCAAGATTGTCTACTTTCAAATCATAAAGACCTTCCTTTCCAACGACCTCCGGGTCTAGGAGTGAGGTTTCTTGATCCTTCATGTAAGCTTCAATGTAGGAAATCGCTTTAAGCTTCAACTCAACTTGCTTCAAGCGAGCTCTCTCAGCTTGTTCTGATGCAATTTCCTCCTCCATCTCCTCGGACCAACTGAGCTTTGTTGTGCTTGGAGCTGAGTCACAGGATTTAAACTGCTCATCGTCGTCCTCAATCTCATCGTCCGAAAGTAGGATTGGACCAAAAAGACCTTCAGCTGTGCGTCTCCTCTCTTCAAACGGGTTTTCAGAACACTCAGAAGTGGATCCACTAGAGGGTACCTCTTGGAAGCTTGCGCCGAACATTCTGGCTCTTCTGAAATACTCTGCATCTAAACTTGACTGATAGGCATTGCATGGCTCTTTAACGCAAATACACCCGTCATCAATCGGATTTGTGCAGAAGAGGCATGAAGCACCTTCAAAATGGTGATAAGTGCTAGTTTTCCCGCTGTTGATCATAGTTTCAAGTTTGAAGTTCAAGTCAGCCTCGAGATATTCTTCAGCGAGCGTGTACTTATCCTGCAGTCCATGGACGTCAAGAAAACGTTCAACGCTAAGTTTGGCACCTCTCAAATTATTCTTTAAGAATGAGAGAAAGTTCTTTGCAGGTAGGCCATAACTTTCAGGCAATTGCTCGTCGTAATCAAGTTCAGTGAGTTCTTTTTGCATTCCTGCTTTTTCTAGGAAATCACAGTACTCTGACCTAAGTGAGCTGAACTTACTCATGGAAGCAATATCCTCGACTTCCAAGGTTTTGATTGTGCTAAGACCAACATTCAAAAGCCAGTCATCATTAAACGTTCCAAATGTGAATTGTTCGGTCTTAAACGTGCTTTTCCCGACGTCGTCGTACTTGCAGGTTGTCTGTTTAACAGCATCTGCGAACTGTCGATACCATGAGTCGGCAAAGCGCAAGTCAAGCCTGAATGCGTGCCAATTCCTCTTACACGACGTTTTCAGGGTGTACCAGAGACGCTTAGGGTTGCACCAAGACCTGGAGACGTTTTGAAGTTCCTCTTGAACCCTTCTCACTAAAATGCCAACACTCTTTGTGCGTTGTGCACGCTCAACTAGAGCAATAACATACAAGGAAGTCACAATGCGTGAAAATTCTCTGTAGCTATGTTTGTCGGGTTGAAGAAGGGTTGTGTTGCCTACCTTCAGGCCAGTGATCAACGATCTATAATGCACCGCAAAGCTGGAATAGTTGATTTCGTCATCCTTGTGGGAGATAAAATATGACAAAGTGCGATCAACGGCGTCTCGTTTTGCAACCATGGAGAATAAGTTCGTTTTGCCTCCCGTCAAAGCAAACTCATGGATGTCGGGAATCAAAACAAATTCCCCTGAGTCCCAATTTATGCTCTTGGCAATTCTCCCGCCTTCGTATGACCTGGTGATTCTTAGGTGGACCATGGGACCAAATCTCTTCTTAACCTCCATCACCATGTTGAACCTTTTCCCTTGGAATAGGTTTGTGGTCAAGTATGCGGACCATGTTTTAAAGTCATGAATATACTTGAAAGACTCATCATTCAAGAAACAAAACTCAACCTCCTCACGGCCAGCAATAGTTCTCCGCTTCTTTATCTTATAGCCGAATGGTTCATTGACAAACTCGGTCATGAACAACATCTCGATGGGCAAATGAAGATATGCATCCAAAAGCTGGATGCCATGACAGTCCATTATTTTGTAGAGGGTTTTGAGAGGAATGTCATAAAGCGAATGATTTGAAATCGCAACCTTACTCTTAATGCTGCAGTTCTCTGCACCATGAAAGCAATACTTATCAGAAGATTGCTTGTCCCTGCGCCAATCTGAGAAAAATGCCCTTCTCAGCTCGTCTCTTGCAACACCTGCATCACCTCTAGCTGAAAAAGAGTTGCCGAATTCAGCCGACACGAATCTTGCAGAATCTGTAGCATTATCAGGTTTGAAACAACCGTGGACTCCGATTGGAGCCTTGTTGATAAAGCTCGCCGGCGATGGACCGATTTCAATGCACTCTGGATGCCTCGAATACAGGTCTTTTTCAGCAAACATAAGCAATGCCGTGGATATTGGGTGAGAAGAGTATGCGGCTCTGGGATTCGGTACAATTGGCTTTCCAATGATTCTCTCAAGTAGGGAACCTTGGATGGCCGAGAGCTGTATGTTGCATTTGAAGCCATTTTTAATGAATTCGGTTGCAATCAATGATATTTCACCTTTCAACAATTCTCTACCTTCCTCCGTAGTAAAATACTTCTCAAGGTCGAGAAGCATTTTGGAATTCAGTAAAGAAAG